AAACAGAGGAATTAATCGTTTCCAAAAAAGACTAGCCGACCACAAAACCAGGGGTGAAGAGAGTTTTACTAATTATGGTAAGACTTTATTATCCAATTCAATCAGACCACTTTCTGAGTCTATAACATCATTTGTTAATGAAGGAGAAAATCAAAAAGGTGTACAACCTATAGCTAGAAGATTATTAGCATTGATAGAACCAGACATAGCATCATTAATCACAGCAAAATCTATTATCAACTCAATAACTATTGCAAGAAAACTTACAAGTGCAGCCATAAATGTGGCCAGTAAGATTGAAGATGAAGTAGCGTTAAGAACGTTTGAAGAGTCCAATCCAGAGCATTATGGAATAGTAAAAACAGACCTAGATAAAAGGTCGTTTGGATATATGTACAAAAGAAGGAAACTTAGAGAGTCTGCTCAAAAAAATAAATTAGAGTGGGTGTTGTGGACAAGAAGTGAAAAAGTTCACGTTGGTTACAAACTTATTGAATTAATGGTTTTATCTACTGGCTTGTGTGAAGTGAAAGCGCAGCTCAAAAGAAAAAGACAAGAGAAAGTTTTATTGCCAACTGAAAAAACATTGCAATGGATTAATGATAGAAATGATTTCTTAGAAGTTCTTGCACCAGAATATTTTCCAACTTTAGTTGTCCCTAGAATGTGGGAGGAAGGTAAAGTTTCAGGTGGTGGTTACTATTCAAGACACATAAAACCATTAACTTTAGTTAAATATAGAAACAGAGATAACTTACAGCAAATCAAAGATGTTAAAATGCCTATTATTTATAGAGGCATAAATGCAATGCAAAGCACACCATATAAAATTAATAATTTTGTATTAAAAGTTTTACAAAAAGCTTGGGACAAAAATATTCCAATTGGAGGATTACCGAAAGCTGAACTGGAAGATTTGCCTAATAAACCGCATGACATTGAAACTAACACCGAAGCTCGTAAACTTTACAGACAACAAGCTGTATTAATCCACACTGAAAATGCTAGACAAAAATCTAAAAGATTATTGTTTGCAAAAGTTTTGTGGATTGCTGATATGTTTAAAGACAAAGTTTTTTATCACGCACACACATTAGATTTTCGTAGTAGATGTTACCACGTAACTAATTATTTAAATGGACAGGGCGTTGATTTTGCAAAGGCTTTACATTTATTTGGTACTGGTAAAAAAATTACAAAAGAAAACAATGGTGAATTTTGGTTGGCAGTTACGGGTGCAGCTCTATTTGGAATAGATAAAGTTAGTCGTAAAGAACAGCTAGAATGGGTAATGAGTAACCAACAAATGTTTGACGAAATACAATCAGACCCGTTTACATTTAAAGAATGGGAACACGCAGACAAACCTTTTCAATTTCTTGCGTGGGTCAATGAGTGGTGTGAATTTAAACAAAAAGGTTACGGTTATGAAAGTCATTTTATTTGTAACCAAGATGGGAGTTGCAATGGTATTCAGCATTACAGTGGAATACTAAAACATACACCTTCAGCAAAAGCTGTTAATCTTGCAAACAGTGAAAGACCGCAAGATGTTTATACAGTAGTAAAAGATAAAGTTATTGAAAATTTAAAAACAATGACTGACAGTGAGTTCGCAAAGCTTTGGTTAAAGTTTGGAGTTAAACGTTCAACTGTTAAAAGAGCAATTATGACTAGTCCTTATGGTTCAACAAGATACTCATGTAGTGATTTTGTTGATGAGGACATCGTAAAAAGAAAAGACCAGGGTGACATACATCCATTTGGGACAGCATCATTTCAAGCTTGTACATTTTTGGCAGGAGTGATTTGGGACTCAATGGGTGAAGTTTTATCTTCGGCAAGATTAGGTATGTCATTCTTACAAGATTGCGCTAAAGTTTTAGCAAAATCTGGACACGCTGTACGTTGGAATAATCCAGTTGGATTTCCAGTGATACAAGATTATCCAGAATTTAAATCTATGAGAGTTAAAACTAAATTGTTTGGTGAAATAATAAAACCAAGAATAAACGTTGAGACAGAAAAGTTTTCAGTTAATAAAGCTAAAAACTCCTGTCCACCAAACTACATACACGCACAAGACTCAGCACATTTATTTATGACGGTTGTAAAATCACATGAAAAAGGTGTGTCTCATTTTTGTAATGTGCATGACTCGTTTGGAACATTGGCTGCAGACAGTCAAACTTTAGCTGACACTATCAGAGAAACATTTGTTGATATGTATTCTCAAGGTTGTCCTTTAGAAGATTTTAAACAATCAATGTTACCTATCTTAAATGACACACAAAAAGAAAAATTACCTCAAGTACCTCCACAAGGAGACTTCGATATTAACGAGGTTTTAAAGAGTGAATTTTTCTTTGCTTAAATCAATCCATAGGTGGGTTAATTAGTACCCCTATTAGAACTAACGGAGTAAAAAATGAAGTACGTTCAAATGCCTTTAGACGAAGGCGTAGCCCTAATTGAAAAAGGCTATTTAGATGAAGAAACCACAAATGAGGAAAATGACAATGAAGAATAAGTACATAAAGATTGTTACACCAAAAGGAGTTGCACAATATCCGTGGCTCAGTTCACCGGACACTAAGTTCAGTGAAATAGGTGAATATAAAACAAATCTTATACTAAATAAAAAAGACGCTCAAGATATTGTAAAATCAATTGAAGGAGTAAGAGAAGAAAGCATGAAACTTGCTGCCGAAAAATCAAATGGCAAAAAAGTTAAACAAGCTGATGCACCATACTTTGATGAAGTAGATGAAGAAGGTAAACCCACTGGAAATGTAATTTTTAAATTTAAATGCAAAGCAAAAGTTACAACAAAGAGTGGAGATACTTTTGAAAACAAACCTACATTATTTGATGCAAAAGGAAAACCAATGTTAAATGTAAATGTATGGGGAGGTTCTGAAATAAAAGTAAGTGCAGAACTTATTCCGTATTTTACCAGTATGGTTGGGGCAGGAGTCTCAATGAGACTTAGAGCTGCACAAATAATTAATTTAATTGAAGGTGGCTCAAATTCTTCTGGTTACGGTTTTAAAGAAGAAGAAGGATATGAACACTCGGCTACGCAATCCACTGAGGAGTTCACAAATGATGCACCGACTGAGATACCAGAAGATAAAGACGACTTCTAAATATAGAAGTGGTTTAGAAGAACAAATTGCTCGACAATTAAAACTTAAAAATATTAGTTTCGAGTACGAAACAAAAACTTTAAAATATACGAAACCTGAAAAGGTACATAGATACACTCCAGATTTTATCTTAATGAAAAAAAATGGTGAGCCTATGTATATAGAAGGCAAAGGTAGGTTTTTAACAGCAGACAAACAAAAAAGTTTGTTAGTAAAGACTCAGTATCCTAATCTAGATTTAAGATTTGTATTTTCAAATTCTAAAACTAGGATTTCTAAAAAATCCAAAACAACATACGCAATGTGGTGTGAAAAGCATAATTTTAAATATGCTGACGGTTTCATTCCAAAAGAGTGGATAACGGAATTAAATTAGGATATACCTTTTATAGGTAGTGAGTTCATATGCACTACTTTTGTAGTGACCCCTACGAATACTTAACTGTACCGTAGGGGTCGTTTCTTTTCAGACCAAATATTTTGGGTCAAAAAAATTTCAAGGAAATATCAAAATGGAAAAAAGTGATTTCACTTATCACGCACCATGTTTCGAATGTGGTAGCAAAAATAATGTTGGCGTTTTTTCTGATGGACACGGCCATTGTTTTGGTTGTGGACATTATTACAAACAATACGAACCTAAAGAGGAAACGAAATTGACAAACAATTTAATACAAGGAGAACTTAAACCTCTCAACAAAAGACATATTAATTTGGCAACGACTACCAAATTTAATTATCAAACTGGAAAACATAATAATAAAACAGTTCAAATTGCAAACTACTATGACAAACATAATAAATTAGTTGCACAGAAACTACGTTATCCAGACAAATCGTTTCAATGGTTAGGTGATAGCAAACAAGCTTTATTGTTTGGACAAAATTTATGGCGTGACACAAATAAAAAAATAGTAATTTTAGAAGGTGAACTAGACGCACTGTCTATGTCACAAGTACAAAATAATAAATGGGCTTGTGTTTCAGTTAAGACTGGAAGCCAAGGCGCAAAGAAAGACTTACAACAACAAATAGAATGGCTCGAACAAGCAGAAGAAATTATTCTTATGTTTGATAATGATGAACCAGGTAAACTGGCAGCTCAAGAGTGTTCTAAATTATTTACTCCTGGAAAATGTAAGATTGCAACTCTCCCAAGGAAAGACGCTAACGAAATGTTGGTCCAGGGGGAGACTGCAAAACTTATTGACTGTATGTGGAGTGCAAAAACTTACAGACCAGATGGAATTATATCTGGTACAGAAATTTTTGAGTTGTTATCTAAAGAAGATAAGACAGAAACAATTCCATATCCTTTTGATTGTTTAAATACAAAAACATTAGGGATGAGAAGAGGTGAACTTATAACTGTAACCAGTGGTACTGGACAAGGTAAGTCACAGCTTTGTCGTCAAATTGCTCACCACCTTATAAAAAGTGGAGAGTGTGTTGGCTACATTGCATTAGAAGAAAGTGTAAAGAGAACTGCATTAGGAATAATGGGTATCGATTTACAAAAACCATTACACTTAAACAAGGACGGAGTAAGTAAAGATGAATTTAGAAATAGTTTTACTTCAACAGTTGGTAGTGGCTTGTTGTATCTTTTTGACCATTTTGGCAGTACCGAAAGTGATAACTTACTTTCTAAAATTAGATACCTTGCAAAAGGTTTGGGTGTTAAGTGGGTTATACTTGACCACCTGTCTATTGTTATTAGTGGTCTAGAAAGTTATGACGAAAGAAAATTAATTGATGTCACAATGACTAAGCTTAGAAGTTTAGTTGAAGCAACTGGCATTGGTTTAATTTTAGTTAGTCATTTAAGAAGACCAGAAGGTAACAAAGGTTACGAAGACGGAATACAAACATCATTAAATTCTTTACGTGGTAGTCATGCAATATCTCAATTGAGTGACAGCGTGATTGCGTTGGAGAGAAATCAGAATGATGATGAGAATAAAAACTACACAACAGTACGTGTGTTGAAGAACAGACACACTGGTGACACTGGCAAATGTGGAACATTATATTTTGATAATGACACAGCTTGTCTTGTGGAAATTAAGGAGGGACATGAAAGAGATTTCTAAAGTGAAAAGAGTCAAGGGTTGGAATATTAATCAAGAAGTTAAAGACGCTATAGAACTTGTTAGAAAAAATCCAACAAAAATGGCTACCATTCAAGTCCCTAACACAATGGTCTATCTTGCAGCAGAAATGTTATTGAACGAGTTATCAATGTTTGATGAAGCTGCGTGTAGAGTAACAGTTGAGAAGGCAACAGTACATTAATGAAATTACCAACGATACATAAAAAAATATTGAACGCACCTTTTGTTCATGTGTATTGGAAAGATATAAATTCTAATAGCGCATGGTTAAATTTAAAGGACGCAAGAAATAGTAAAGTAACAATTTGTATTACATCTGGTTGGCTTATTAAAGCAGACAAGGATGTACATATAATTGCAGGTGACGTTAACTTTGAAGATAACGGCACGTTAGGGGATGTAGGAAACATAACAACAATGCCTACTGTCAATGTATTAAAAATAAGGAAAATAAAAACATGAGTAAATATTGTTTTGATATAGAAACAGACAATCTATTAGAAGATTGTACCAAGATACATTGCATAGTTTTAAAAGACATAGACACTAATGAAGTTTTAACTTTATCTAATGATACAGCCATAGACAAACTTAGTAATGCAGAACTTATTATCGGACATAATATAATTAAGTTTGATATTCCTGTTCTAGAAAAAATTTATAATTTTAAAACTAAAGCAAAAGTATTTGATACTTTGGTTGCTACACGGTTGATTTGGTCTGACTTAATGGAGTCGGATATGAAGCGTGTACACTCAAAAGATTTTCCAAGAAAATTAGTCAACAAGCACAGTTTAAAAGCATGGGGTGTTAGACTAGGGAATTACAAACAAGAGTTTGAAACAGATTGGAAAGAATTTTCTAATGAAATGTTAGAGTATTGTGTACAAGACGTAGAAGTCACACACAATCTTTACCAAAAAATTTTAGAGAAAAAATATTCTGAACAATCTTTAGAATTAGAACACGCTGTAGCAACATTGATTGCAAAGCAAGAAAGATATGGAGTTTTGTTTGACAAAGAAAAAGCTACAAAACTTTATGCAAACTTGTCGGAACAAAGAGACAAGATTAAAAGAGAAATGGAAGAAACTTTTAAACCTAAAGTTATTAAAAGAGTTTCTGAAAAGACCGGTAAACCATTAAAAGATAAAGTCGTAGAGTTTAATCCTTCTAGCAGAATGCACATCGCAGAAAGATTAATTGAAAAATATAATTGGAAACCAAAAGACTTTACTCCAGATGGTAAACCAAAAGTAGATGATACTGTTCTTAATAGTTTAGATTATCCAGAAGCAAAACTGTTAGCAAAATATTTTCTTTTAGAAAAAAGAATAGGAATGTTAGCAGAAGGTAATCAAGCGTATTTAAAATTAGAACGTAACGGAAGATTACATGGTACTGTAAATACTAATAATGCTGTAACTGGCAGAGCAACAGCAATGAAACCTAATCTACAACAAGTACCCTCTGTCAGTGTACCTTATGGAAAAGAATTTAGAGAATTATTTACTGTTCCAAAAGGTAAAGTATTAATAGGAATAGATGTAAGTGGACTTGAGCTTAGATTGCTTGGTCATTACATTGCAAAATTTGATGGTGGTGCATACGCTGACATTGTAGTCAACGGTGATATACACACTACTAATCAACACAATGCAGGTTTAGAAACTAGAGACCAAAGTAAAAGATTTTTATACGCTTGGCTTTATGGCGCAGGTGTAGGAAAGATTGCAGAGGTAACTGGTAAGACTAATAAAGAAGCTGCGAAAGTTAAGAAGCGTTTCTTAGATAGACTACCTGCTTTAAATAAACTTATCAAACAAGTACAACTTTCTGCTGAACGTGGTTACTTAGTAGGTCTAGACAAAAGACATATTAAAGTAAGAAATACTTTCAGTGCATTAAATACTTTGTTGCAAGGCGCAGGCGCAGCCGTTTGTAAACAATGGTTAGTTGAGTTTGACAAAGCTGTTAAAAACTTTTCTGGTGTTCAACAAGTATTGTGGGTACACGATGAAATCCAAGTTGAATGTGACAGAGAAGAAGCAACAGAAATAGGATTGTTAGCTGTCGAATGTATTGAACGAACTGGCAAACATTTCCAATTACGAGTGCCGTTAACTGGCGAATATAAAATAGGAAATAATTGGAGTGAAACACACTAATGAAAAATAGTAAGTTCGATTTAGATTTAAAATACGGACAAGACAGAGAACAAAAAGTTGCAGCTCTGTTGGACCAGGACAAATCTAAAATAGAAGTAAAAACAGAAAGAGACTGGTGGGCTAAAACAGGAAACATTGCAATAGAAGTTGAATGTTGGGGCAAACCTAGTGGTCTATCTAAAACTGAAGCAGACTATTGGGTACATATATTATCAATAGGTAAAGAAGATTATTGTAAATTAATATTTGATGTACCAAAATTAAAAAAGATAGCTGATAAATTTAAAGATAATTACAAAATGATTGGAGACCACAATGCAAGTAAGTGCATATTGATTCCTTTAAAAGAATTATTCCAATCAA